CATGGAGTCCAACAAGCGTAAACGGCTTGGCACCACCAACGGTGCCAAGCCGTTTGGCAGTGAGGACGTTCGAGGCTCCGATGGAGCCTCGAACGTGATAGCGGTCGGCAAGTACATGCCTGTCACCAACGACGACACCACCGAGACCGCCATCGCCGCCTATCGCCTTCTGGCCTCTCTCTTTCCGTCTGCCGCGCAGGTTTGGTGGGGCGGCAACTATTACGCCAATGAACTGCCACCGTCACCGTGCTGGCTCGTGTGGGACAAAGAGAACACCGGCAACTTCGCGGACTGTGAACTGGCGTGGACGAACCAGAAGACGGCGGTGCGCATCTTCCGTCATCAGTGGAACGGCATGCTCCGCGACAGTGAGCGTGAACGGCGCATTCATCCCACACAGAAGCCCGCAGCCCTCGCCGCATGGTGCTTCGACAAGTACACCGAACCGGCCGCGCTGATCCTCGATCCGTTTTGCGGCGGCGGCATGACGGTCGCTGGCGCGGAACAGAGCGGGCGGCGAGTGTACGCGGTTGAGATGGAGACGCATTACATCGCATGCGTCCTCGAAAGAATGTCAGGAATGGGTTTGGAGTGCCACCTTGCGGAGCGCGTAGACACGACGGAGCGCACAACTGCGACAAAAGCGTGACTTGCCCTTCGTCGCCTTGCCACGACTACCTTTCTTGGCGCGAACGCATGTCCGGCATGGGCCTCACGCCGCGCCGGGTGGACTAAGCGTTACACAATCCGAGGTTGACAATGGCCGGACAGAGCCCAACGAGTGATCGCATGCTTGAGGCGCGTGAGCGCGAGGTGCGTGCATTTGAACTGCGGAAAATGGGTGCGTCCTATCGCGCCATTGGCCGAGACCTCGGCATCTCGCAGACCGCTGCACACGACGCAATTATGCGTGTCCTTGCTCGTCTCGCCGCACAGACCGAGAAGCACACCCGCGAACTGCGGCAGATGGAAGTCGAGCGCTTGGATGCGGCAATGCTCGTCGTCATGCCGATGGTGCGGCGGGGAGACCTCCCTGCCGTGGATCGCATGATTCGCCTTGTCGATGCCCGCGCACGACTCCTCGGTCTCAATGCGCCCGCGCAGGTCGAGGTTGGCGGTATCCCGAACGGCGCACCACTGAAAGCGGAAATCATCAATGTCGATGCCGATGCCTTCAACCGCGACTTCGCTGCTCTCCTCGGTCTCGGATCGGGCGAGGATGACCGCGGTGGAGACGCTGAACCGTAATCGTGCCTTCATCCCGCACACGCCGACGCATCGTCAGATTCTCTTTCTTGGCATGCAGAACCGCGAGGCGATGTTCGGCGGTGCTGCCGGTGGCGGCAAAAGCGATGCCCTGCTAATGGCGGCCGCGCAATACCTCCACGTTCCCGGTTACACCGCGCTCATCCTGCGGCGCACCTTCGTCGATCTGGCGATGCCGGATGCCATCATGGATCGGGCTCAGCAATGGTGGCGCGGCAAGGCGAACTGGAACGCACAGCGGAAGCGGTTCACCTTCCCATCGGGTGCGAGCATCACGTTCGGCTACCTCGCCACGGATGCCGATGTCTACGGCTATCAGGGCGCGGCGTTCTCGTATATCGCCTTCGATGAGTTGACGCAGTTCGCGGAGTGGCAGTACCGCTATCTCTTCAGTCGCCTGCGCCGTCTCGAAGGCAGCGCGGTACCGGTGCGGATGCGCAGTGCCTCCAACCCTGGCGGCATCGGGCATGAGTGGGTGCGGCAGCGATTCCTTACGGAAGGGCTGCGGAAGGGGCGCATCTTCGTTCCGGCGCGGCTTGCGGACAATCCGCACCTCGACGCGGTTGAGTATCAGCGGTCACTTGCCGAACTCGATCCGGTCACGCGGGCGCAACTGCTCAACGGTGACTGGACGGCCCGCAACGATGGCGGGTTCTTCAAGCGTGAGTGGTTTTCCATCGTGGACGAACCGCCCGCCGAGGCAAAGCGAGAGCGCCGCTGGGACTTCGCCGCGACGGAAGCAACTGGCAGGAACGACCCCGACTGGACGGTGGGTGCGCTCGTCAGCAAGACGCCGGCGGGCATCTACTACGTAGAGGACATCCGCCGCGTGCGGGCATCGCCTGCGAGTGTTGAAGCCCTCGTCACGCAGACCGCCGCCCTTGATGGACGCTCCGTGCCGATCTGGATTGAGCAAGAACCGGGCAGCGCGGGGAAGCAGACCATTGCCACGTACACACGCCTACTCGCGGGCTATGAGGTGCATGGACAGCGGAGTACGGGCCCGAAGGAAGAGTACATCAAACCCTTTTCCTCGCAGTGCGAGGCAGGCAATGTGCGGCTCGTGCGCGGTGAGTGGATCGGCGCGTGGCTCGATGAATCCGAGGCGTGGCCGATGGGTGGGCATGACGACCAACTCGACGCGACGAGCAAGGCTGGGATGCACCTGACCGTGCGCGGCAACCGCGGCATCTTCATTGACTAAACGAAGGATCGCATAATGGCGGGACCGTCTTTCAAAGCGCGCGTCTCCGCAGCGTTCAAAGCAATCCGCTTCGGCGGCCGCTCCGGGTATGCCCTCACCTACGGCGGTTATGCCTCCAGTTATGCGGGCTATCAGTGGGGCAGGAACGCTGGCTACGCCCAGGCCGTTGGCGATCCGCTCGACAACAGCATCGTCGCGGCAACGGTCGGCTGGATTGGCCGGACGTTCCCCGAAGCGCCCATCCGTGTGGTCAAGGAGACAAGCAACGGTGATGAGCCGGTGCCTGGTCATCCGCTGACGTTGAAGATGCGCCGTCCGAACCCGTACGATGCGCTCTCCGTCCTCTGGACACCGCTCGTTATCAGTTACATCGGTGACGGCAACGCCTACCTCATCATCGAGGAAACGAACGGCGGCGATGTCCTGAACCTGTGGTATGTGCCGCACTGGACGATGGAACCGAAGTGGACATCCGCCAGCGAGTTCATCTCCTACTACGAGTACAACGTCGATGGCACGATCACGAAGTACGACCCGAAGAATGTCATCCATATTCGCAACGGCAAAGACCCGCGCAATGTGCGCAAGGGACTGTCGCAACTCAAGGCAGTGATTCGGGAGATTTACTCAGACAACATGGCAACGCAATACAGCGCGGCGATGCTGAGTAACTACGGTACACCGGGCGCAATGATCTCCCCGTTCCACCCCGACCAGAGTTACACCGAGGATCAGGCGGCGGTCATCAAGCAGAACTATATTGAGAAGACCACGGGCGGCCGCAGGGGCGAACCCATCGTTTTCCTCGATCCGGTGAAGGTGGACAACCCCGCCTTCTCACCGCAACAGATGAATGTACGCGATTCGCAGTTCACACCCGAAGAGCGGGTATCGGCGGTGATCGGTATTCCTGCGGTGGTTGTTGGGCTCGGTGCCGGGTTGAATAGAAGCACCTACGCGAACACGGAGCAGATGAAAGCGGCCGCGTACGATTCCTACCTCATCCCAACACAGCGGTCGATTGCCGAGCAGTTGACGATCCAACTCCTGCCGCGCTTCTCGGACGACCAGACGGAGCGGGTCGATTTCGATTACAGCGACGTACGAGCCTTGCAGGAGGATGCGGACGCACTGGCGAAACGCGCCGCGACGCTCTTTGCCTCCGGCATCTATACGCGAGCGCAGGCATTGACGCTCATCGGAGACGAACCGACGACTGAGGACGATGGCATCTACTTCCTACCGCGCGGTGGTTCGTTCTCGAACGGCGAGATTGCCGAGCCTGTCAGCGCGGTGATCGAGAAGGTGGACACGGTGCCCGGTGCGAGCAATCTTACACCACCACCGGCGACGAATGGCACGAGTAAAGCGCCCGTACCCGCAACCGCAACCCCATGAAGAGGGCACGTCTGATGAATTGGAATCTGTATCGTGACATAGAGAGACGCAGCCGGAATCTTGTTCGCCTGTACTTTGTTCTCGTGGACGGCGAAACGTACGGCATCTTTGATGAACTGACGCTCCAGACAATCCAGGATGCGGCCTTTGCTGGCGGGCTTGCCTTTCGTGGAATGATGAACGAGATGGCGATGGCAGAGTTCCCGGAGTTCCCCCGCCAAACACATGCGTCAGTATCTCTCGCGTATGTGTTGGTTGAGGATCACGGCATTGATCGTAAGCGGTTGGCTTCGATGACAAACGCCGAACTGCTTGCTCTTCCTGGTATTGGTCGGACAAGTTTAGCGAAGATCCGCGCCGTCTTTCCCTGCGTGAGCAAGTCGTACGTACCCGCAGCCGCATAGGAGGCGATGATGCCACATCTTGGAACCTTCCTGGCGCACATCGCCAACGGTGCCACGACCTCATCGGAGACGGGCCCGGTGAACGGCGGGCTCGGCATCGGTGGCAACGGACTGCTGAACGTGCTTCTACCTGCCGCCTTCACGGGCACCGCGATCTCGTTTTTGGTCTCACCCGATGACGGCACCTATTACGCGCTCTATAACGCCGATGGCACGCTCTATAGCGTCACCGTCGTTCAGGGGCATGCGGTGATCCTCGACCCGTCCGCATTCATCGGCGTCGGCTACATCAAGGTCGTGAGTAATGCCACAGAAGGCGGAGCGCGGGTGGTGACGTTGGTTGGCAGGGCGTTGTGAGTCGCATCGTCACCGTCCTGCATCGTCGGCGGACGAAGGTGTGGGCACTCGGCACCGCAACCGCCGCGCAGATGAACACGAGCATCACGAACAATATGGGTGCCGATGGTTTCACCTGGGCGAATGCGCCGAGCATCACGGATCAGTTCGGCAATATCATCACGATCACTGAGGACAATAGCCAGAATCATCGTTTTACGTTCTCGAACAATGGCGGCGCGACGTGGACGGATAGCACACTCAACGAGGGTTTCCTGACCCGTGGGGCGATGTGGCTCGACGCGGCGCACAACCTGCTCCATGTTCTTTGGGTAGCGACACAGGCAAACGGCGGGGCAATCTATCGGCGCTACGCCATCACCTATTCCAGCCAGTCCATCACAGACATCGCCTCGGACAGCACCATCGGTACGCGCACAAATGTCGTGCTCGATGATGGCACGGCGCTCGTCCAGATTGAGCATCCCGTGCTGATTGGGTTGCCCGACATCGGCGGCACCTACGGGGCGCTGCTCGCGGTCTGGGGTGTCGGTACGGCATCGGCGGGCGAGGTGCGTGCCGCGATGCTGGTGATGGGTGCCACGGCGACGGCGGGGCAGACGCTCGCCAACTGGGTGGCACCCGTCACGTCATCGTCCACGACGCTCGGTGCGAACTCGACGCCCGCCACCGGGAGTTATTCCGCGCTGGCAACGGCGACGGTCTCATCGGGCAACGTTCCGTATCTCGGCGTGGCGCGGGGAGCAAACAAGAACCTCTTCATCGTCTACTTCGACAATACCGGATACCGCTGGCTGCGGGCGACATGGAATAGTGGTGCTTCGAACTGGTCATCAGGACTGACGGCTACGACGTTGATCTATAACCGTACACGCGCCGGGAGCGACACGGGTTACACGCTCAAAGCGCAACTGATTTCCGCGCCCTCTGAGGATGCGAGTGGCAACATGATCGTCGGTCTGGCGTCATGGAGAGACAACGCCAACGGCGATACGTGGGGCTTTGCGCGGATAGATCCAGCGGGCACACTGACCACCGTGGATGTCCACTCATGGGCCGGATCTTCCGCTGGCGGCTCGCCGTCCCTCTATCCAACCGGCGATGTGGCGTACGAACCGCTGCACGGGCTAATCCTCGCCACGTACATCACGCAGACGCAGGTATTCGCGCAACTCTACAACCCGGCCACACTGGCGGTGCAGGGGAGCGCGACGGCGCTGCTCACACGGGTCTTTGACATCCCGCTCATCCTACGGAGCGCGGTGGGCACGAAGGTTGGCATTATCGGCAGGGACGCGGTGAACACGCCAACTCCTCCCTATCACGGATATTGGATCACCCTTACCGAGGTCTAGCAAGGAGTGCCCGATGGTAGAACAGTACGACGGCGCACAAGCAACGGAGGGCGCGATGGTCACAAAGCAACTGCGTCCCGTCCACGAAGGTGTACGCGAGGGCGATCACGGCCGCTGGCGTGCTGATGTGCGCGTAGACAAATACTGGGGTGATGACCGCGAGGCGCATCCCAATCCCTACGACACCGTGACGGTGGAGGACTGCAATATCCTCGTCACGAACGGCATCGGCATCCTCCTGAACGCGCTGATAGTCGCGGCATCTCCTTTGTGGAATGCCACCAATGCCCGCATCGGCGTCGGTGACAGCGCCACTGCCGCGACCATCGCGGATACCGACCTCAACGCGGCATCGAATAAGTTGCGCGTCGTGGTAAATAGCATCCCGACTGTGGCCACGAACGTCCTGACGGCGGTCGCCACGTTCACCACCGGGCAGGCGAACTGGGTCTGGAACGAGTGGGGTCTGTTCAACGCCGCGTCGGGTGCGACCTCAATGCTGAACCACGCAGTTGTTTCGCTCGGCACTAAGACGAGCGCGAGTGCATGGACGATCACCGTGACCATAACGATAACATAGTCAGCGCAAACGGTTCCGAGGGTTCGAGGTATTGGGAAGGATCATCGACTACCTAACATTCTGGCGTTCGAGGACGCCATCCGCATACCGGGTACACGTTTCCGAGCAATCGGGAAGGGACACATACCATGCAACGTCGCATTGCTTTCGCGGCGGTCTTTCTCCTGCTCATTTCCGCCCTCGTGGTGGCGGGAGCGGGCACAAGCGGGAACACATCATGGGCGGGCAACTACCGCGTGATGCAGTTCTCCGCCCAGCACGTCATGTCGGTAACGGTGACGTGGGCAACGGGCGATACGCACGGCACGATCTATTGTGGCGTCACGAGCGGCACGCATTACCCGCCCGCTGCCAGCGATCAGTTCGCCTGGATACCGGAGTGGGGTCCGACGAACACGACCGGCACGCAGAGTTACGGCGTGATGTGCGACACGAGCGCGGTACTGGTCGCGACAGGAACGCAGCCCGCGCCGAGCGACATGAACATCAGCCCGCCACCGGGAGGTGTGACATCAACACCATCAGCAACCGCGATCCCGGCGACGAACACGCCTTCATCTTCCATGACACCACTACCAACCGCATCTTCTACGCCGATTCCGCCGACTGCAACCTCCACCGCTACACCTGTTCCTCCGACCGCTACGACTACAGCTACGTCTACGCCCACACCGACGATGGTGATGCCGACCGCGACGAGCACGGCGACGACGCACAATACCTGCGGGGATGATCCCGCCGTGGATCAGAACGGTGTCAGCGTCGATGTCTGGGCACCGGGGCTGCGGGTTCCCTGGCTATGAGAACGGCGACAACCCGAATCCGCCCGGTTCGCCGCTGCCAGCGCCACGCCCATTCCGGTTCGACAAGAACGTGGACCACAACGAGGGCGTCTTTGGCTTCAAGGTCTTCTACCGCGCATCCGGTGATCCGCGAGGCTGCGGTGATGTGCGGGTAATCCTCCATCAGGGAGACGCGGTGGAAGGGCGGTTCGTCCGTTTCCACACGTTCCAGTACGCGATGGCGATCTGCGACAGTGCCGGGAATATGCGAATCATCGACGTGGGTGGACAGACGGATTCGGGTGGCGTCGAGGATCAGTTAGCCGACGACGGCAACCGCCCGATGAAACTGATGGGCACGCCGGACGATTTCACGCAGCGCGGCTATCTCTTCGACATCTACTATAACTTCTTCGACTTCGAGGAACCGGGAGCGCCGTACGCAGCGCACATCAATCAGGGCTTCGCCAACGATGGCAGTGGCGTCTCGACCTTCTGGGATGCTGCTGACCCGCATCACCTCCAGTTCGTCTGCCACTACATCAACGGGCACGACGACTATTCCTGCGGGCACGATGGTTCTCAGCATGCGCTCCGTGACCTGCAATACGAGATCCTGCAACCATCGCAGACGACATGGTGTGCCAGTTTCGACATGACGCGGGCCGTGAATACCGTTGTGTCCTGCGGCACGCCTGGTTCGTGGCAGCAGCGTGTGGATGTCGGCGTTGGGCCGGTCTTCGAGCACGAAGGCGTTGTCCACGACAATCGCGTACCAGGGTTGCAGTATCCGGACTGAGAGGCGGGACGCGGTGGACTTACAGATACTCCATAACGAGATCATCAACGACCCGGCGGCGTTGGGCTATGCGGGGAAGACGGACGCGCAGGTAGTGACGCTCATCAACGCGCCGAACCAGTCGCAACCGCGCGATACGATTAGCGCCGATCAACTGATCCGCGCCTTCGATCCGACCGAGTTCGCCACGCTGACGCAGATTCAACTCAGCCGCTTACAGATCGTCCTCGGTGCCGAGCCGTTCTCGGTCAACGACACGAATATCGTCGGTATCCTGACGGGCATCTTCGCGGGCAAGCCAACATCGCTCAATGCGATGGGTGCGTTACGGACGTATCAGACGAGTCGTGCGGCAATCCTCGGCCTCGAAGCCGTGACAGTCGGTGATGTGCAGCGAGCGCGGGCGTGGTCATAAGATTGATGCGGGGGTAAGCGATGGCAACCGTCAACTGGTCTACGCTCCCCGCATCATCGACCGCGCTGACGACAGAGGTGAACTCGCTCGCCAGCGGCTCAAACAAGATCATGACATCCTCGCTTGACAACACGACGACGGGGCACCTGTTCGCCGCCGTGGAAATGAAACTGGCAACGCAGGGCTCGGCACGGTCGGCGGGTGCGTATGTCGCGCTGTACATCGTCAAGAGCGTAGACGGCACGAACTTTGAGATGGGCGGTGACGCGCTGACGCCTGCCGCGAGTGCCCTCGCCGGGGTCTTCCCATATGACGCGGCGACGACGGCGCGGCAGGTCGCGATCATCGTGCAGATACCGCCGACAAAGTTCTACTTCCTCGTGCAGAACAACACGGGGCAAGCGTTCGCCGCGTCCGGTAACACGCTGATCTACGCGATGTTTGACGAAGTCGTGGCGTAACCGCCATGACGACCCACAACCGCAACTCTATCTGGATGCCTCGCCCGCCCGCCGAGGCACCCTTAGACATCAACATCTACTCCCCGCAGGCACTGGGGCTGGTGGCGTGGATCCCGAATACGCTCCGCAGCAACCCGCTCGACCTCAACCCGGTGAACGTCACCAACCCGTCGAACACTATTGTCAACGATGCAATCAGGGGGCATGTCTATAACCTGCCTGCCGGGTACATGGAGATCACCGGGCTGAAACGGGCGGCGGCGCTCAATGCGCCGTGGTCGATCAGTGCCTGGGTGCTCTTCAACGCGGTCACGGGCACGCAGACGGTCATCGGCGTATCGAATCAGAGCGTGGGCACCGCGTCTGTCCATATCGCTTCCCGCTCTGCGGGCAACATCCGTGTTGAGAAGCCATCGGCGTCGCTGCTCGTGGATTCGGGTATAACACCGACCACGAATACGTGGTATCACGTCTGCTATACGTTCGACGGTACGAACAACCGCATTTACATCAATGGCTGGCAGCGGGCGACGAGCACCACCGCTCAGATCGTGAACACGCCGACCGCGATCAATATCGGACGCTACCACGATGCCGGGTTCACGGGCGACACGCTCAACGGCAAGATCGTTGACCTCCGTTACTATAACGTCGCCGTCCCGGCACCAGTCGTCTGGCAGATGTGGGCACCAGAGAGCCGATACGAACTCTGGCGGGCCGCACAGTCCTATTTCTCATTCGCGACCGGCGGCGGCACAACGCCAATCTCCTCCTCCGATACCGCGAGTGGAGCCGATAGCGCATCGCTGACGGCGGCGGCAACCGCTGCTGAGACGGGGAGCGGCGCAAACGCCGCAACCCTCACCGCAACCGTCACTGCCGCCGAAAGCGGCACGGGGAGCGAGGCGCAGGGCATCGCCCTTGCCGCAGTCGATGCGGGGAGCGGTGCGGATGCGGCGAGTCTGACCGCTGCCGTGAATGGCGCGGATAGCGCGGTTGGTACAGAGTCCGCGAGCACCGCGCGCACGACCGCCGACAGCGCAACGGGCAGTGACGCGGCAACGATTACCAGCGCCACGACCGCGACCGAGAGCGGCGTTGGCACCGAGTCCGCGAGCACGGCGCGCACGACAAGCGACACGGCAACCGGCACCGAGGCTCAGACCTTCACAGCGGCCACCAGCGCCACGGAGAGCGGCGTTGGCACCGAAGGGGCGGCGATTGCCCTTTCGGGCGCTGACACTGCTACAGGGGCAGACAGCGCCACGCTAACGGTTCCGATTACCGGGGCCGACACCGCGAGTGGCGCAAACACCGTTTCAGGCATCGCGCTCGCCGCGACCGAGAGCGGATCAGGCACAGAGGGCGCAATACTCGCCACGACGCTGACCGCCGCCGAGATCGCGGCGGGTGCCGATGGCGCGACACTCACCGCGTTACTGACCGCAACCGAAACCGCGACGGGCGCGGAGAATGCGTCCATCTTCTCCGGCACGCTCGTCAGTGGCGCGGATAGCGGCAGTGGCACCGACAGCGCAACGACAACCGCATCCCTCACCGCGACTGAGAGCGCGGCGGGCACCGATACCGCGGCACTGACCGTCACGGCAACGGCGACCGACGCCGCCAGCGGTGCGGACAATGCCTCCGTCTTCTCTGGCACGCTCATCAGCGGCAGCGATAGCGGCGCGGGCACGAGCGCGCAATCCCTGACGGCAACCGTGTCCGCCGGCGATGCTGCGACCGGAGCGGAGAACGCATCGGCCACCGCGAGCATATCTGCCACTGATACAGGTGTTACCACCGAGGGCGCATCCGTTACTCAGGGCGGCACGAACGTTTCCGCAGCGGACACCGCCGGCGGTGCGGACAGCGTTACGCGGATTGCGCTCGGTGCGGCAGACACCGCGAGCGGGGCGGATCACGCGGTCGTTGACACCGGCGCGGCGATTCTTGGCACATCAACCCTCACCGTGGTACTCGCCACCACATCAACGCTTACCACCGTCATCACGACCACGTCCACGCTCAGCGTCGCGCTGCAAACGGTAAGCACGCTGGACGTGGCGGTTGAGGATGTATCCGACGTGGACGTGGAACTCGCAACGGAATCGACCCTCGTCGCGGTATTGATATAGGAGCCACCAATGCTGAGCGCGCTTATCGGAAATGTCTTCACGCTGAAACATACGTGCGTCAATGCTGCGGGCGCACCCACCGATGCAACGACGGTGATATTCATCGTCAAACCGCCGATTGGTGCGAATGTGACGGGCTCCTTCACGCGGCATCCTGGCGTTGGTCTGTATGAGTACGATTTCTCCGCAACGGTGACAGGTACGCACAAGGCGGTTGTGCTGACGACAAGCCCCGCGAGCGAGGCCAGCACAGAGTTCTACGTCCATGCGAGTCATGTGACGCCGTGAAGCGCGCGAGATCGTCTAGTCCTCGTACTGTTCTTCCCGCATCGCGAGATATTCACCGAGGGCGGGCATGGCGGCGATGAGTTCATCCCAGAAGGCGCGATTGTCGCAGTCTTTCACATGGTCCAGCGCCACGTTCTGCCATGCTGTTGGGCCGAAAAACGCGAGGATGTCTCGGATTGTGTCGTCAGTCGCTGAGCGAGGAATGAGTTGGACGGCGGCGATCAGCAACCCGCACGCTGCACACTCCGCCTCTTGCTCCCACGCTCCCAGCCGCTGGCCGAAACCGAATCGCTGTCGTTCCTCCTCACGCAAGCGGTTACACAGCCAACCCGTGCGTGCATCAGGCGGGAACATGATGTCGGCCAGTATCTGTGGTGCGCGCCAAACGGTCTCGTCGATGTCCGGCAATATCGAGCGCGGTGTATGGTTCATTGTTCCTCCCCTTCGCGAACGCTGCCGTTAGTATAGCAAAAGGAGTCGCGATCATGACGCTCACGCTGCCCGCCATCTTGTTCCTCATTGCGGGCATCCTGTTCGCGATTGATTTCCTGCTCGGCTTCGCGCCGGACGCATACGGACGATGGCGCATCAACGCGCTGGCCTGGGCGCTCGTCGCCTTCGGGCTCATGTTTTGGAAAGCAGGCAAGTGATGAGCAAATGGGGTACGGCCACTCCAAAGGAAAGACGGAACGCCCCGGCTGGAACATTCTGCGGTCCGAACCGTTCGTATCCCGTCGCGGACAAAGCGGATTTCGATAACGCCGTTCACGCCCTCGGTCGCGCGAAAGGCGATACCGCGCCAATCATCGCCTGTATGAAACGGAAGGCAAAGGCGGCCGGTTGGGCACTGCCCGATGCGTGGAAGCCCGCGAGCAAGGACATTGGCATGAACGAAACCCTCGTGCATTTCGGTGGCTCGGTCAAGGCACTGGGCGACGGCAGGGTGGGTGGCTATCTCGTCATGTACGGTGATGAGGTGACGACCGATCTTGTGGGCGATTACTTCACGAAGGAAACTGACTACGATTTCGAGGATGGCAAGAAAACCGCCGTGTATTACGCGCACGGGCTCGACAAAAAGATCGGGTCACGGCGCATCGGCACGGGCACGATGAAATCCGATGACGTGGGTGTCTGGCTGGAAGCGCAACTGAATTTGCGTGATGACTATGAGAAAGCGATTTACAACGACCTCGCCACGAAAGACAAACTCGGTTGGTCATCGGGGACCGCCAATCATCTTGTTACCCGCCGGTCGTTTGAAGCCAAGTCGGGCAGCACCGTCCACGAGATTCTGACGTGGCCGCTCGGTCTGGATGCGAGCCTGACGCCGACGCCGGCGGAGCCGCGTATTCAGGCGGTCGCATTGAAGTCGCTGGCACCGCTCATCGGCATGGACGAACCGTGCGGTTGCGACGACAACACCAAGAACCTACCCTCCGGCATGTCCTACGACGATCTGCGTTCGTTCCTGCAAGATGAACTCAATGAGGACATCGGAGACAGCGACGATCCGTACGGCGGCGGTCTGTGGATCTGCGACATCTACGATGACAACCTGATTTACCGCGATGACGAAGACCTATTCCGCATCCCCTATACCGTGACGGCGGGCAATGATGCCGCATGGGGCACGCCGGAGAGCGTTGTCCGTACGACGGTCTACATCACCCCGACGGATGGTGACGATGATACCAATGACGCGGCTCCAATGATGGCGAGCAAGCACGCAGATGTCACGGCGCTGAAGGAAGGGCTCACGAGGAGCATGACGTTCAGCGACCACGCCGATATTGCAACGAGTGCAATGGAGGGGTTTGTGACGCGGGCGGGCGGCCTCACGGAGATGTCCACGAAGGCAGGCCGGGTCATCAGTGCCGCGAACCGCGACAAGCTGAAGCGGATTCACGCGGGCATGATGACAGCGCATACCGCGATGGAGGGGCATCTGCAAGCAATCAACGACATGCTGCTCTCCACCGACCCGGACGCGAAGAAAGACATCGAGGACTTCGCCGCGCTCAGGACGCAGTTTGTCCGCCTCCAGTCTGGGATGCTGCACCTGACCGACTAGGACTCAACCGAACAACCGAACCGCACAGAAACCGCCACGAAACAGGCGGTTTTTTGTGCATGCGAAGAGGAGTTTCCCCGTGGGAAAAACATTGCGCGAACTGACAACGGATATCAACACGGCGATGAAGACCGTGGACGACTTCTGGAAAGGCGTGCCCGCTGGCGAGGAGATGAGCGTTCCGCGTGAGAAGCGCGAGGAGATCAAGACGCTCAACCTTCAGATCGAGGAGTGGCAGCACGAAGCCGCCGACCTCAAAGAGGTCACGGACATGCGCGGCGCGAATGACGCCGTGAAAGCCTGGATCAATAGTTCCGCGGGCAACATGCGCCACGGCAATCCTGTTAGCGGTGATGTGGTCTCCGCCGATGCCGCCAACGCGCAGTTCCGTCCGCAGATGAGCATCGGTGATTCCTTCACGACGAACGACACGTTCAAGTCATGGCACGGGATCGTCTCACCAGGAGGCCGCGAGCCATCCAAAGACACGAAGGTACAGTCGCCGCCAATCCCGATGCCCGACCTCACCATCAATGCCCTGAAGACGCTCGTCACGAGCAACACGACTGGCGCGGGCGTTTACACCAACACCACAGGCGGCGCGCTCGTGCAGCCGCAGTACTTGCCCACGGTCGCGTTGCCGTTCCGTCCGCTGAAACTGCGTGACGTGGTGACGGTGATTCAGGCGAGCAGCCCCGTCATCAACTATCCGCAGGTCACGGGCTATACGAATAGCGCGGTGGAAGTCGCGGAAGCAACCACCACCTCAAACGGCACGAAGCCAGAATCCGCGCTCGCCCTGGCGCTCGGCACGTCGGTCGCCGCGACCATCGCGCATTTCATGCCGATCACACGGCAAGCCTTGAGCGATGCGCCGCAGTTGCGCGACCTCATCAATCAGTTCCTCATGAACGGCCTCGCCCAGCGCCTCGAAGACGAGATGATTAGCGGCGATGCCACGGGTGCCAATATGCGCGGTATCCACAACATCTCCGGTATCTCCACGCAGGCATTCGTCACCGATAACCTGACGACGCTGCGCAAGAGCATCACGAAGGCGCGCATCACGCCCATCTTCGTGGAGCCGAATGCGTATCTCATCAGCCCGCAGGATTCTGAGGGATTGGACCTCGCCACCGACAACGAGGCGCGGTTCTACTTCGGTGGCCCAGGCATGTCGGACAGCCAGCGGTTGTGGGGCAAGCCCGTCATCGTCAGTCAGGCCGTGCCGAGCGGTCGCGCCTATACCGGCGATTTCTCCACCCTCGTCCTCGCTGACCTGATGGAAGCACAGATGTTCCTCTTCGATCAGCATTCTGACTGGGCGGTGAAGAACATCTTGGCCCTATTGGCTGAACTCAGAGCACATTTCTTCTCGCTCCGTCCTGCGGCGATAATCGAAATATCGCTAGGCGCGTGGTGATAGCGTAGGGCTAATCAATATGCGCCCATGACTTGCGAAGGATGACGTTACTGACTTGGGTTTGCCGTATGCCGTATTCAGCGGCGAGTGCGGCCTGCGAGATGCCGCCTGCGGCGTACCGCGTGCGAATCTCACAAACGATCTGCTCAGTCAGTTTCGCATTCTCGCTCGTCTCGCCACGTCGCAAGCGTTCGGGATACAGTCGCGCACCATTGGCATCACCATGCGCCATCCGTTCGGGGTGAAGATGGCTCGGATGATTCTCTCCACGCAGGATACTCTCTGGGTGAGTGTATGATCCGTGCCGTTCGCCACGTGCCATTCGTTCGGGATGAAGGTGGGGGCCGCTTTGATCGCCACGAGGCGTGCGTTCGGGATGCGTTGCATGGCCGTTTCGTTCGCCACGAGCGGCGCGCTCAGGGTGGAGTCGTAGGCCGCTGATTGCGCGTCCCTTGATTGCCTTATCGCGCTGGTTGTCGGCCTCCGTGCCTATCCAGAGATGGCCGCGCCGAGGATGCGTGATGCCGTCTACTTCGTAGGTACCTTCATCGTCATTGCGGACACAGAGCGGGTTATCGCAGGTATGGCAGACGAGCATTTCATCAGGGATCGTTTCGCCAGCCATCTGGTAGGCGATGCGGTGAGAACGATGGTTCGCGCCGCTAAACCAGAAGCGACCATAGCGACGAGCAACGCTACCCGTCCACATCCAGCATCCCGTTTCGGGATCGACGGTGACATTGCGCATGAATCGTTCGCGGTCAGACGCAGTAAACTGAGGATGCATTGACGACCTCCAATCGTTGATGCACGAGACGCCGGTGTTCACTGCACCAGCGTCTCTCTATTATAGCAGATACCGCGTCACAATGCCGAAACAAGGAGCAACCATCATGGCAAACACAGCGTCGGGGCGCAGTCGCGGTAGGACTGCGCGGGCCATCGAAACCTATCAGCCGGGAAACGTCGCGCTCGGCACGGCAACCGCCGTGCATGCGGCGGTGACGGATACGGGCGCGCAGCAAGTCATCACGACCGCCATCACCAGTCCTGATGTACCGCGCACGATCATCGCCACACCGGGCGGCACCACAGGGAATGTAACAGCTGTTAGTTGCATTGTGGCGGGTACGGACATCTCTGGCGCGGTACTGACGGAGACATTGCCCGCTTTCGCGGCAGGCGCGGCAACGGCGAGGACGAGCGTGAACGCCTTTGCGACGGTGACGAGCATCACACAGCCCGCCATCGGCACGGCGGTAACGGTCTCGTACGGCACGACCGCACAACTCGGCATGCCGCAGCGCATGTCGCGCAACACCGTCCTCGCCGCCTATCTCGCTGGCGTCAAGGAGGCGACCCCACCCACGGTGACGACCCACGCCACGGATCGCTCCAAGACGCTGGCGCAACTGAATAGTGCGCTCAACGGCACTGCGGTCGTGATAGATTTTTACGAGTCATGAGTAGATTCGGTGACAAGTGGCGTGTGGAGTACCCGGAGAACACCGGGCCACGGCACGCGCCCGTGTCCCTTGAACCATCGGAACGAACGGAGGCACCCACGGTGGCAGACCCGAAAATGGTCCACGTTGACATGTACGGTAATGAGGTCTCAGAGAACGACCCGGCATCGCAGTCGAAGCACTTGCCGGCTGAGTTGAAGGCGCTCCGCAAGGGCGGGTTCTTCCCGAAGCAGGGAGACGATCCCGAAACCGATGCCGCTGCCGAGGCGGCGGAGGCGGAATCGGAAGGCACGCCCGTCATGAACAGCGGTATACGCGCGCAGAACGCCGACGAAGACGCCGACGAGGAACCGCAGGCAAAGGGCACGCGAGGCACGAAGAAGTAACGGCAACGGAAGGGAGGGCGTGGTGTTGAATCTGGCTGATGCCCATGACGCAGTAGTGGATCTCGCAGAACCCACGCTCGACCCTGCCTTGACCGATGCGGAGATTGACAGCGCCATCGTCCGTACCGCCGTGGCGTCGATCTGGTTGCCCGCCACGGCGTATACCGTGGGGCAGTTCGTTGTGCCGCCCGTGCCGATGGGGAGGCTGTTTATCTGCGTCCTCGCGGGTACGAGTGACACGACCGAACCGGCATGGCTGATTGCACCCGGCTACACAGGTCCGGTGAATCCCTATGCGGGCTACTGGTGGGGGACGGGCACGCTGCCCTTCATTGAGAGCGTGCAGAACACGCCGTGGTACTGGGGACTTGCGGACGGCACGTGTGCGTGGCGTGACTATGGAGCGTTCGCGGGCGAGATTTACGATGTGCGCGCGGCCGCTTCGGAAGCGTGGCGGATGAAGGCTCGCAAGGCGGCAAATCGTTTTGATGTGAATATTCAGGGCGGCCCGAATGCGAGGCGGAGCCAGATATATGCATACTGCCTCCAGATGGCTCGGTCTCTACAACCCGTGCGGATTGTTTAGTCGATGTGTGACCAGTTGCGACGTGTGCAGATATGAGACACCGCCGATTCCCCGATTCCATATATCTTCGCTAGTTCGGCAAGCGTTGCGCCACTGATCTTAGCGAGGCGGATGGCACGAACATCATCGGCGGTGACTTTGCTCTTGAATCGCTCACGATCTCGCGCTTCGTGCATATTCTGCGTCTGTGTTCCAAGGTGGAGGTGCGCAGGATTGACGCAGATCTTATTGTCGCAGTCATGCAGCACTTGCTCGTCTTTTGGGATAGGGCCGTTCGCCATCTCCCATGAGACACAATGAGCACCCCGCATCCGCCCGCTGGCATAGATTGCGCCGTAGCCAACATTTCCGATGGTTCCTGTCCAAATCCAGCAGGGACCAAGTTCGGGGCGATGCAAAGGAGTTGGACCATCCTTGTCTACGCGAACCCAAAAGCGCGTGGGCAAGTTGTGCCGACTGAAGATGCCCGCGCATGAACGGGAACAGAAACGCTCCTGATCTTTTGTCGTTAGCGGCTTATCGCATTGTTCGCAAACGCGGGGGGTGGTAGCCTGCTGAGGCATCGAAGATTACTCCTTCGGTGTGTCGCCCCAACGCAGTTCACACCTGCCGAGGGGCATTGCTAATTCACCCTTTCATTCTACCAGTTTAGCGCATTGGAATCAAGGAAATGGAGGGCTGGCATAGATGGGTGGATTGACTACCGCTGACATGGCAGAACTGGCCACCCTTGACGCCCTTTTCATGCCGTCTACCTGTCAAATCGTCTCCACCGCTCCCGGCACCCAGAACCCTGACGGCAGTAGTGAACCGGGCACGACGACCACCACGACCGTCGCATGCAGATTCGCGGATGGCATCCAGGCAGCGGAAGTGCTCGCGGCGATGCGGCTGACGGTGGAAGCCAACGCCATCCTCTCCGTGCCGCTCGGCACGGCGGCGACAGAAGCGGACACGGTGACATACGCGGGTGATAGTTGGGGCATTGTTGGGAGCAATCTCGGCGCGTCCTACGCCACGTCATTGGTGCTCGCGATTCGATTGGTGAGGTGAGCGATGGCAGCATCACTCGACATCACCACCACCGTTGATACCGCGCAACTCGACGCCATGATCGCCCGCGTTGAGCACCTCGACGCCATCGTTGCGAAGTACGCCGCGCTCATCGAGGCTCGCGCCAAACAGTTGGTGCCCGTCCTCACGGGTGCGCTCCGTGACTCGATCACGACGCATCTCGAAGGGCTCGCGGCGGAGATTGTCGCAGGCGAGGGGTTGGATTATGCTGCCATCATCGAATACGGTGGCTATAATCGCCCCGCGAAGCCATACATCAGGCCCGCCACCGAAGAGTACGTTGCCGCGTTCGTTGCCGAGATTTGGGCCGCGATGGGAGGCTGATGATGCCGGTGCCAACGACCGTTGCTCGCGGAATCGAGACCCATCCCGTTCTCATCGCCATGCGGACCGCCCTCATCGCCAACACGACCATCGCGACCATGCTCGCGGTGCCAGCAACAAGCCCAACGCAGTATCGCATCTATCCTGGCGCGGATCTTGGGGGCGGTGCATTCCCGTTCATTGACTACCTCACCGTTTCCGATGTGACCGAGGGATCGTTTTCCCACGCCGGATTCAACGACCTCATCCAGTTCACGGCGCATGATAAATCAAGCAGCACGGCCAATGTCGTGACGCTCGCCACCGCAATCCTCGATGCGCTGATGAATACGCCGTGGAGTATTTCCGGGTGGGCACTCATCGGGAAGGGACGTGAGGGCGCACGATTGCTGCCGCCGGAACTCGTGAACGGTATCGCGTTTCAGAACTATCCCGTCACGATCCGGGTAGAGGCAATCAAGACGTAAGGGGGGAAAAGATGCTGCAAGCAATCTTCGGACGAAACAAGCGGCGCAAGGCGGAGACCGACGGACGAAACAAGCGGCGCACGGTGGAGATCGACGCCTTCTGGGACGGGGTGCGTGACAACTTCCACAGGGACGAGATGCGGAACTACCCTGTGATGTTTCGTAGGAATCATCGCGAACTCGCTGAAATGATCGCGGACCCAGAGAATGCGCCCGATCTGCCATTCTTGATCGCCTTGCATGACAGCCACGCGGTGTTGCTTGCGGAGATGGAATCGCAACTGCCGTGGACCTCAATCGACCAATGTGACGCCTTCGCATCGCGCTCCGAAGCCGAGACACGCGCGATTCTCGAACGGTTTCGCCCTGAAGAGGCAAAGGCGTTCCATTACTGATAATGACCACACCATATCGGTTCGGACAAGAGTAGGGGGAAGCGATGTCCCACCCATATGCAGGGCTCAAATATTTCATTGACGCACCGGAGCTTCACAGAATGATCGATGGGAATCGCTCACCGCCAGAGATCGTCGGTTGGCTCATGACGAATCTGTCGGAAGATGCTCTACGCACTCTGGCCATGTTGTGGCGGCCACAGTGGCCCCGACCACTAACGCGACCGTTCTATTATCGCCCCCTCGCCTATTGGCGGGAGATTCCGTTTCACTCGTATCACAGATGACCCCACCTTATCGGTTCGGCTGGGTATCGCATGGGCGGTGCCTGTTACATGTACAGGAGGAACAGATGCCAGAGGACACGAAGAAGGACGAGGCGAAAGCACCGACCGTCGATACCAAGGGCATGACGAAAGAGGAAGCGGTAGCCGCGAAAGAAGAGGCTCGCGCCGAGGCACAGCGGCAGTTGGCGCGGCGACTGGAGTACGGGCCGATCCGCGACCCAGAGTAGGCGAGGCGCACGATGGATGATGACGAATGGGCGCAGATTGTACGGGAACGGCGCATCTTCGTTGCCATGCAGGAGGCGAACGATCCCGCACTCAGCACGCCCGAAGTGCGGGCGGCGCATATTGATCTGCAAGAGCGGACCGCCGACTGGGTACGCAGGCGTGATGGTCTGCCAATACCCTCGCGCCCATTCAGCCGTCGTCCACCCCTCGCACCACAACCGAGTAGCATGCAGGTAGTCTGGGAGGACAAACCCGAACCGCCACGACCACCACGACCTCTGCTCCTCGATCCCGATACCCTTGAACGGGCGCGGTGTGCGGCAGACGGATACAGCGCATCAGAGAAGGCGCAGTACGCGCTGCGCTGTAAAAAGCTGCCGCAGGATGCCGTCTCGGTGATTCTGCGACGGCGCAGGCAAATCGAGGAGGATAATGACCTCCTGTGCGCCATCGCGGGCATCCGTGAGCCAGACATAGTCGCCGCGCTCGGTGCCGTGATTCCGTGGAAGATTCCGTCTGAGGAGGTGAGCCAGATGTGAACGCTAGATATGTGTCCACGTTTTACGCTGAACCATCAGGCAGACCGAGGGGGCACTAATGCCATACTCGCGGCCAAGTGCCTTCATGGAGATGCCACCAGCCGCGTACCGTGCGCGTATGGCGATCACATCAGCATCGGTGATCTTGGCATGGCCGCACGCTTCACCTTGACGTGAGGCGAAGACACGCGGCTTGGCGGGCGGTGCGTCGGGGTCTTCGACATGCGCCCATCGCTTTCCACTGACGATCTGACCGATGACGGTTTGCTCGGTGCCCCACTCCTTCGCCAATATGAGTTGCGAGATGTCGCCCTCAGCGTAACGGCGGCGGATGGCGATGATGTCTGCCTCGGTGAACTTGGCGGCCGGATTCTCTTCGCCGCGCTTCCCGATGATCGGAGATGCGCCGGGATTGCGATGCGTCCAGTGATCGTCGCCAAATGAATGCGCGACATAGACGGCGCGACCTTTGGCTATCTTATCGTCGGAGTTGTCTTTATCAGTGCCGAGGAAGAGATGTAGCGGGTTGACGCAGGGCGGCGTATCGCATGTGTGGCAGACCTTCATTCCATCAGGGATGGGGTCATAGACAGCCTCATAAACGATGCGATGCGCTTTCCGAACCTGCCCGCCAAACCATGCAAAGGTGCCATAGCCCCAATCATCGGTTGAGGCTAGCCAGAGCCAGCAACCATCCGGGCCTTCGACTTCAACCTTTGCCCAGAAGCGGTTATTTCCATACGGGATCATGATACTATCGGGGAGCATCGCAGCCTCCTAACGGCTTCGGTGTCATGCCCCCTACTGTGTCGAGCAGTGAGGGGGTTTTCGCTATCCCGATTATCGCAGGATTCCCTTGTCAGTGCAAGGAAAAGGGGGCGTGCATGAGTGGGTGACACAAAGCGATTGTGGCTCGCTGTCCGGCGCGCCGTCCACATGATTGTCGCCGCCTTTGATACGTTCTTTGGCGTCACGAAGAACGACAACTGATCCGCCTCCCCGAAAGCCGCATCCGGCCATGCCGGACCCGCTAGAGGGTAGGGAGCCGTAGCCATTGTGGCCCCGCTCCTGTGATGTGAGTCATAGGAGTATCTAGTATGGCAGAACTATTGCCGATCACAGGAACAGATGGGGCATTGGTACTTTTGAACGGCGCGCCAACACCAGTAACGGCACAGGCGGCGACCAACATCCTGGCGATCCCCGGCGGCACGCTGGCCTACCCGGCGCAACAGGTGTTTCAGACCGCGATACGCACGCACAAGATTTGGGACCCGCGTGTGACGCCCATCGTCTATAACGCCGCGACACCGCTGCCCAGCACGCAATATTTCGTGGACTGGGGCAACGGCCTGGTGGTGTTCTACACGCCGCTGACCGGCACACCGACAATCACCTTCGATTTCACGTACATTCCGACCGCGACGACGACCGATGTCGTGGCCCTGCCGCACACGTCAAACATCAACATGACGATGACAGGCAACAACATCCCGCTCGACGAGTACCGCACCCTCATCATCCCCGAAGCACGCGGCAAGATGCAGGGGACGTTCCAGTTCGACTGCTGGGCGTCCAGCACTTCGGTCGATCTCCTCGGTCTGATGAAGTTGCGGAACTACTTCATCTTCGGCGCGTACGACAGCATCCAGGCGAACAGGCTCAATATTCTCTACGCAGACCTTACTGGTATCCCGAAAAATATCCCCGTTAATGGCGGCATCGGCGGCACGATCACGGCGACCCTGAAGCAGTTGCCTTCCTTTGTGAATGAGGCGCTTTGATCGCGTCTCGCAACGCTACGGCGACGGTGATGCATCCGCTATCCGTCGTCGGGCGCGCAACTTTGCGGCTGAGACGCGGAACGTTTCGCGTCTGACGAGCGCGCGGCACGGTTCGCAGTAATGCGGCTGATCGGTGCGAAATCGTTTGCGGCGCACCATGGGTGTACCGCAGCGGTCACAGGTTGCGAGTTGCCCCCGTTCCCGCAGGATCGTCGCCATCTGCTCGGCAAGTGCATCGTCCATTGCATCCTCCCTATCGCTGCCGAGTATACGCAAGCGCACGGCTAGGTGTCTACATGCGTTTGCTGTTTGTTTGCTGTTGACATCGGTTTCGCAGCCCGTACCAGGCGGTAGGGGCTTTCGTCTGTGCGTCGTGCAGGGTGGCGGGGTTTTGACACCTTCCCCAAAGCCCCGCACGCCGCAATCTCAAAAAGGTGTGATTCATGGCAACGAAGAGTATCGTGAAGAGCCCCATGTCCCTCGACCAACTGCAAGCAAGGCTAGCGGAGAAACTGACCGGAACACCTCTCGACATCCCCGACTGGGGCACGGTTGAAGTGACAATGCTAAAGGCGATTGAGATTCAGGAAATCAACCGGGCGACACGCGGCACCAACGGTGAGGTCACGGACGCATGGCTATGGAACAGCATGTCGGCGGCGAAGGGACTCGTGGCACCAGCGTTGACGCCGGAGCAGATGTCGCAGTACCCACCGGAGTTCGTGATGCCCATCGCCAATAAGGTCTGGGATCTGACGAACGCCTACCTCGTCGAGCAGAACAAGGCAAGCGAGGAACCAGTCTCCCCTTTTCCTCGGCGGAGCATATCGTCTATTTCCTCGCCGATAGACTCCGCAAACTCCCCAGGGAAGTAGCCGACCTGTCCCAAGAGGAAATAGACCGACTGAGGGATTACTTCCTTCTCTACGGCGGGTTTGATGCAGACGGAAAGCCCGTTGGCATTCTTCAGCGCCCGCAGCCGTTCAAGCCGTCTGGTGTACCCGAGGGCTGGCATCCTCACCAACTGCGTGACAAGCCGCCCGAAGCCGACCCGGAGCGTGACGCGGAGTTCTCGCAACTCTCGCCCCATCGTGTGATCGCCCTGCGCACGAATCCCGATACTGAGCAATCATCGTAGGAGACTCCCTTGCCAGACAGCACGGTTTCTACCCGCATAACCGTGCTCGGTGGCGCGGAGGCGATTGCGCAGTTACAGGCGTATCGCGCGGAGATTGCTGGTATCGGTGCGGCAGGATCAGCGGCCGGAGCAACGCGCCTCAATGTTGACACGACGGCGGTCAAGGCGGCGCAGACCGAGGTAGCGGGACTCAACGCTGGCTTGAAAGTGGTGGAAGGAAACGCGAAGGGCGCAACGCTCGCGCTCATGGGTATGAGTGCGGGCACGGTTGGCATCGTTGCGGTCGGCGCGGCCCTCGGTGTCGCGGTGCATTCCGCCGAGCAGTTTCAGCAATCAATGGCAAACCTGCAAGCGGTTCTGCACGCGAACGCCACGGACTTCGCCGCCCTCGGTGCGGGTATCCAGGCATCGGCACGCGCATCCGTTTTCAGTGTGACGGAGATCGCGGACGCAGACCGCATCCTGGCAAAGAGCGGTGCGGACACGAATGCGATCCTCCGTGAGCAAGCCGACGTGCTCAATCTCGCCTCTGCCGCGAACACCAATGCGACGGATGCCGCCGCAGGCATGGTGACGGCGCAGAAGTCGTTCGGTCTTGCGGCGAAAGACTCAACGGTGATTGCCAACGATCTCGCGCAAGCCGTCGATTCGTCGGTGGGCAGTTTTGCCGATATGACCGACGCATTGAAGCAGGTTGGGCCGGTAGCACAGCAGGCGGGACTTGACCTGCAAACCACGACCAATGCCATCGCCGCTTTGGAGAATGCCGGACTGTCCGGTGACACGGGCGCGGGGCTGAAAATCTTTCTACAACGACTCGAATCACCCACAGGTGCGGCACAGAAGGCGATCCACGACCTCGGATTAGAGGTCTACGATGCCAATGGCAAGATGAAAGACCTCGCGGACATCGCGGACCAGTTGCGCCTGAAAACACAGGGACTCAGTGACGAGGCGAAGAACGCCGATTTGACGCAAATCTTCGGTGCGCGTGGTGTGCGTGTCGCAGATATTTTCGCGAATCAGGGCTCGGACGGGTTGCAAGCCGTCATTGACCACGAACGCGAACTTGGCACGGCGGCAGACATCGCGCAAACGAAACTGGAAACGCTCTCCGGGCAGATGAAGCAACTCAAATCGTCTGCCGATACGGTGGCTGCGAACTTCGGTGGGGTGCTGGTGCCCGCGTTGTCAGCGGCAGGTTCAGAGGCGACTGACCTCCTCAACTCCATCGCGAAACTGACGGGTAGCTTGTCCAATCTCGGCGGCGCAAGCAAATACGGGCAGCAGATTTCCACTGCAATCAGCGGAGCGACGACCGCGCCACCGGGCGAGCAGCCGTTCACGCAGGACGAACAGCGCATCAACCTCATGAAGGAGAAGAAGAATCTCCTGGAAGAGATTGCGAAGTTGCAGCCCGGTGTGGACGCGGCGAAAGGCGACATCCTCGGCAATTTCCTTGGTAATGATGGCGGCAAGGCACAACTCGATCAGGCAAACGAAGGTTTGCGACAGGTCAACGCGCAGTTGGATAATCTCGATCCCGCGAAGGTCGCGGCGGCGGGTATTCAGAAACTCTCGCAGGAGGAAGCGAATCTCGCTGACCAGTTCTCGCGCGGCAAAGTCACGATGGAAGCCGCGATGGCGCAAGCGCAAGCGTGGGGGCAGACCGCGATTCGCATGGGCGCGGACACCGTCACCGTCACGAACAGCCTCAAGGACTACGAGGTTGCGCTGAAGAACATTGCCAATGCGCAGTACGAACAGCGATACGCTGAGTTGCAGACACTTGAGGAGGAGCGCCAGCGGGCAATCAAGCTCGCCAATGAGGGCGCGCCGAACGACCTCATCACGACTGCCGTGTTCGGTAAGGGCAACGGCGTCGATCCGGCGATACTCGTCGCCGCTGAGGCGCAACTGAAGCAGTGGGAAGATGACTACGCCAAGGCGGCAGCGGAGCAGGCTGCGGCACGGAAGCAAGCGGACGCGGAGCAGGCTGCGGCACAGAAGCAACTCATTGCCGATGCCGATGCTCAGGCGAAGCAACTGGAGGCTGATCGGGCCGCTGCCCTGAAACAGCAGATGGCGGACATCGTGAGCGCCGCGACGAACGCGCAAACCGCCCTCAGTTCCGTCAACCTTGGGGCAGGGGGATTGGACAGCCTCACCGGCTCCGCGTCGGGCCTCGATGAGGTGCGCGCCAAACTGACGGCCCTGGGGCAGAACAGCCCGCACCTTGACGCGCTCTCGGCACTGGCCGATCAGTTCAAGACGATCAGTGACGCCGAGGACAAAGCATCTGAGGCAACGCGCGCCTTCAATCTGACGCTGACCGAGACGAATAAAAGCATCCAGGCGCTCGGCAGTCTCAAGGGTGAGTACATTTCCGCCCTCGATGCAGCGGAAAAGCGGCAGGCACAAGGCACGGCATCACAGTCCGACCTTGACATCATCAAGGCGCGCTCCTCGGTGCTCGGTACGATCCAGAGTCAGACGACCCAACTGCAACAGCGCAGTAATGTCGATATTTTGGGCAAGTTGCAGAATCTCCCTGATTACGTCAAAGCCGATGACACACTGCGGGACATGATTAATCAGGTACCGGGCGGGGCGAAGCAACTGCAACTCGATGTGCAGACGAATATCAAAGAGGCGGCGGCTGAGTTGCAGGCCGTGGTGGACGCGCACCATGAGACGAACCTAAAAGTCACGGTGAGTTACGTACTGCCGGACGGCACACCGATTGATAATCCGGGTGGTGTGGATACGCCGGGTGGGTCGGGTTCGAGTGCGAGCAGTGGCTATGCGCGGCCGACGATAATCCGCTCCACGGGCGGCGGACCCTATGGGAACGATACCCTCACGCAGGGTGGCGGCGGTGGCCCCGTCGCGGGTGCGGGCTTCAATCAGTTTCGCCCGCTCTCACAATCGCAGTACGGGCAGATCGTCACGTCCGGGCCGCTTGCGGGCAACCCACAGGCATATGCCGCGATGATTGCGGCCGCGCAGCAGTACGGAGTTGATCCCCGCGCATTGCTCGCGTTCATGAAAAATGAGAACGTCGGCGCGGGTCTGCAATCAATCAATAACTTCAGCGGCATCAAGTACGAGGGCCAAGCGGGTGCATACAAGAGCAACCAATATCCGCCCGCTGCTGAAGGGCCGACACCGTACGCAGGATTCAACAGCATCCGGGACTACTTCAATACCTACGCTGCCAACCTCTCC